AGAAGTACTCTCATAAGTTATTCGTCTTCTACAGTATCGTCTTCCGCCGTCTCCTCATCGGAGAGGAGGGTGTTAAGAAATTCTTCCGCGCTATCAAACCCACGTTCTTCAGCGATCTTCTGGAAATCGTTGTCGAAGGATTTTTTAGCGTACTTAGTTCCGTCGTCATCATCAAGGAAAGCGATGTAAGCCGGGGACTCTGCTTGCTCCAAAATACCCATGCTCTCAAGCTTGTCCATTATCCCAGCATACGGGGTCACACCTTTCTTCCAGTCTATGTAGACAACCCCGTCCCTGAATGGTGGGGCTATCCTATTCTTCTCAACAACGAATCTTGTCAGAACCCCTCTAGCCGGTAACTTCTTATCTTTAGGCACCCTGCCTTTGTAACTGAGGCTCAACCTGACCGAAGCATTGAATTTGATGCCAGTACCTCCTGGGGTAGTTCTCGGGTTGAACATGTCCCCAATGTTGGCTGTGACATGGTTCAGAACGATGAGGAGATATCCGGCCTCTGACAGCAGAGGAGTCAGAACCCTGAACCCCTGCCTGATTAGGTAGGCCTTGGTCATGTCCCTTTTCTCAAAGCCCACGTCAGCTTCGTGTCGGCTTGATAGCGCGGCGATTGAGTCGATCACGATGGTCATATTCTTAATCTTGGAGGAAAGCCCGTGCTTTATTGCGCCCTCAATATTTTCAAAGCAATCTTCAATGGTCTTGCTGTTTGCTACCATCAGATCCTTGGTCTTTATTCCTAACATGGAAGCAAAGTCAGGAAACAGCGCCCTTTCCACGTCGTCAAGGCAAGCAAGGCCCCCGGCCTCCTGTGTGGCCGCTAGGGCTTGGTACGCCAACAGGGACTTACCAGTACTGGGGTCCCCAAACAGTTCGACGGATTTACCCCTCGGAAAACCACGCCCAGCATCGTTGGCTATGGCCCAGTTCATCAGCAGGTTGCCCGTATTGGTGTACCCTACCGGAGAAGCGTATATGGGGTTCTCCTTAAGGAGCGAGAACCCCATACGACCTTGATCCTTCTTCTTGGCCACCTACGCCTCCAAGTAGATGGCTTTGCAAGGCTTTACGAAAGCACAGTCCTTGCAGGTCTGGTCCCTCGGGTTGAAGGTCTCCTTATCGCCATAACAGGTAGGAGATCCCTTGGGCCTGTCACCAGACGCCTTCTTCGGCTTTTCTTCTTCGTCATCGTCATCCTGGGCCTTTCGGCTGGACCGGCGCTTAGGGGGCTTTTCCTCCTCTTCCTCCTCGTCATCCTTTTCCTTGCTCTTTCCTCTCCTGCGAGGAGGGGCCTCTTCGTCACTTTCGCTCTTGCTTGGCTTGGCTTTTGAGGAACGTCGGGGCTGCTCCTCTTCCTCCTCCTGCTCTACCTCTTCTTCAGGCTCACTCGCACGTCTGCGCTTCGGCGGGGCGTCGTCATCGTCCTCTTCGTCAACCTTCCGGCGCTTTCCTGCGGGAGCCTTGGGGGCCTTCTCATCCTCGACTTCCATCCCGAGGAGTTTGCAAAGTCCGTTGTAGTCTCTCGGAACCACGACCTCCTCAATGGGCTTAAGGTCGCTCAGGTCCACATCGAAAGCGGAGGGCTTGGGCCTCAACCTGACCGTGTAGGAGGTGTTCATCTTTTCCCCGACGCGCTCAATCGTTACGCTGGAGCCCGTCTCAAGGTCGGTGAAGTCCCCCCACTCCGGGTCCAGGTAGAAGCCGAGTAGCTGGTCAAGGATTTGGGGTCCGTAGCCCAAAACGCGAACATTGTCCCCCTCAGCGAGGTCGATGTTCTTCGGGCTGTCTAACCGGCCAACGTAGGAAAGAAAGTGTACCTTGGCCTTGCACTGCTTGACGGTTTCCTGATCCTCCGGCCCCCCATTGCTCAGGTCGGCCAGAAGCTCACAGATGGGGCATCGGGCCTTTTTGTTCCCATAGCTCTTTGGGCAGTAGGCTTGCTTGGAGTCTGTCACTCCGAGACGGTTCAGATTCCTATGGAGAAGGGCCTCAGTGTAAAGCCCGCCGTCCTTCGGGTTCGGGAAGAAGCGCAAGAAGTTGTTACCAGTAGCCAAGTTGGCCCAAAGCTTCTCGTAGTCTTCATTCCCCGTGTTCAGCGTTTCCTTTCTTTCCCGGTACTTCTGAAGTAGTTCCTCTTTGGTCATTCCCATGAGAACCTCCTTAGTGCTTCTTTGAAGATGCAGACTTTCCCTGCACCACCTTATCGTACTCCAATCTCTTCTGGTAAAGATTCATGTCCAGTTCAGCGCGTTGGTTGTTGGCCAAGGTAATGAGCATCTGCATCCTCTGTCGAAACGCTTCTACGCAAGCTTGCAGATGCCGAGAAATCTGGCTCTGCTCCATGTAAACCTGTTGCTTGGCGATGTACTTGGGGTGCGCTGAAATCCTGGCCTTGATCTTGTCCTCTGTCGTTTTTTCGCCCTTTAACGCTGCCTCCTCTCTGATAAGTGAATCGAGTTTGGCCGATTCAAGGTCCAGTTGGGCTTTGGCACCTTCGACCGATCCCTGATAGGCCGCAGAAGCCGTAGCAATGATGGCAAACTTAGTCGGCTGGTCCAGAAGAGACTGGTTCAGGTGGTCCGGGTTGATCTGCACTTCTGATTCCAAGTCGTAAATGATATCCTTCCCACCAAGTTTGAACTTCAGCTTGGGAATGGTCTGGTCGGGCATTATAACCTCCTCTACCTTTACCAAAACACTCTGGGCGTCTAAAATGAAACCAATGGCCCATAGAGCCACGAAAGATCAAAATGGTATGGTATACCCACTTTCTCCGCTTTCGTTGAAATTTGACCCCTTTTTGCACGGCTCCTGGGCTCTTAAGTAGCTCTCGATGGGCTCTAGTTCACCAAATGAGGGTCCTGCCTCCACATCCACCACGATGGGGACCGGAAATTCCCAATCGTCCCAATCTTCCATTATGGTCTGGGTCAGCCTAGCGACCTTCCTGACCTCCTCCGGGGGTGAGTCTATCTCCAGTGAGTCATGGATGGTCCCAAACAGGACAGACCGCATCCCCCTCTTCTCAAGTTGTTCGTCTATCTTGGCCGCTGAGATAACCAGCATGTCGCTTCCATCGGCCTGTGGGTCACAGTTTACCCCCTGGCGCAGTGCGTGTTCAGCAATGGCCTTCTCTGAACTATGGGCTCCTGACAACCTCCTAAGCCGACCAAAGTAGGTCCTTACAGACCCAGTTCTGACTACGCGCCGATGGACCTTATCAATCCAATCCCTAAGACCTGGGAATTTTCCGAAGTATTTATTATCAATGAAACTCTTAGCTTCGTCGGGCGTGCAGTGCAACTCGTCGGCCAAGGCGTAGTGGCTCTGCCCATAAAGAATTCCGAAGTTGACCTTCTTCACCTGAAAGCGCATTTCCTTGGTAATCTGGTCGATAGGTAGTTCGTAGACCTCTGCCGCTGTCGCCCTGTGGATGTCGGCCCCAGAATTGAAAGCCCGAAGCATGGCCTTGTCCCCGCTTAGAATAGCCGCCCAGCGAAGCTCGATCTGGGAGTAGTCTGCGGAAATAACAGCCCCGCCCTTGAACCTGGAAGTGTACAGCTTACGGACCTCCAGGCCCTTCAGTGCCTCGTGCCTCAGTTCATCAAGATGCTTGGTCCCTTCTTCGATGTTACGGGGTAGTTGCTGGATGTTAGGAAAAGATGCTGCGGGGCGACCAGTCTTTGTCCCCTTACCGGCCCCGTAGTCCTCCTGTGCCTCGAAAGTCAGGCTGTAGCGAGGATGAACGAAACCCTGGTCGTCCAACCAGTTGGGCATCGGGCGAAGGAACATCTTCATACACGTTTCCACTGCCCTCCACTTCGCCAAGTTGTCCAGGACTGCTCTGTGCGGGGCGTTCTCCCTGTTGAACAGCATCTCCATGGTTTCTTTGTCCGTGGACGGGTTGTCGTTCTTGGTCCTGTTGAGCACGGGTAGTTTTAGCTTCCTATAAAGGATATCCCCAATCTGGGATGGCGACCCCATGTTTAGCCACTTTCCCTTACGCGGAGGTTTTTTGGGTGGTGCTATGTAGCCCTCTACATCGTTTTCATCGTCATACCAAATGTCGTACCCCCGGACCCCGGCTCCCACAATCTCGCACCAGAATTCGTAGTGGTACTTGGCCATACGCTTCTCAGCTTCCAGCTTAAACTGCCCCCACAGCGGTATGTCTATCTTAGCCCCATACTCTTCAATACGGCTGAATGGGCGCATAGCCGGAATGAGGACCTCGTAAAAGATGAACCTGAAGCCTTTGTCTTTATCTATGATTGGCTTCAGGTTCTCATAACTCTTCCACGTAACATATAGGTCCATGAAGTTGTAATGAGTGTGCTTGGCTTTGAATGCTTTGCTTGTTGAATTCCACTCCTCTAGGGAATGCCCTTCTGGCAACGCTAGATATTCAGGGTCTTTTTTTAGCTCCTCTTCGTACCCGCCATACGGGGTGTACAAGTAAGCTATTGATTTTAGGCTACTGCTCAGTTCCTCGCTCACCCCAATGTAGTAGCCGACCATCGTGTCCCACAGCGGAGCGGAAATATCCAGGCCCAAATGGGTACGGACCCACCCGAGATCGAACTTGATGTGGTGGGCTATCTTGAGTATTTTGTTGTCAAGAAATAATTCTCTAGCTTTTCTCAATTCCTTTTTGTCGTATGAACCATCCGGGCGCATGTGGATTCCAGCCGTGTAGAACACACCCCCAAAGAAGGTGCCCAAGCCAAGGATAGTAATGAACCCACCTGGAAGCATCATGTTGAGGCGCTTGTTAGTCTCTACATCGAACACGAAGGACTTGGTCTCTTCAATCATGTCGATGAGGTTATCTAATGTTGTTTCCTTGTAAGGAATTTTTTGGGCCTCCTCTTCCTCACCAAACCCGTAAGCCCTTTCGAGATCCTTCGTCCAAGCCTCCAGCATCCCCATATCTCGGAGCACGTAGGCTGGATGAAAAACTGGGTAGACTGGAATATTGCGCCCGTCGAACTCCCACAGGAGCCTTCTACCGCGCACAGAAGTAATACCGGCAATACCCAGAACCTGACGAAGGGGAATGGCCCCGGCCACGATAATCCTGTCAGGTTTCGCCGCCTCAATGTCGGCCAGTAGATACTTGTGGCATTCTTTTAGGGCTTCTTTAGGTGGCTTCTTGTTGTCTGGGGGTCGGCACTTCACAGCATTGGTGATCCATGGGGCTACACCGTCTGGTAGGAAGGTCGAAAGAGCATCCCTAAGAAGTTCCCCGGACTTCCCAACAAATGGTCGGCAAAGGCGGTCCTCGTGCTCTCCTGGGGCCTCACCAACAATGAGTACCCTGGGGGAGCCGGTGCCCTCCTCCATTGGTATCTTCACAGAAAGACAGGTGCTACTCAGGGAACAATCTGAACACCGCATACCCTATAGTACCCCTAAGAGTATAAAAAATAAGGCCACTGTTTTCTGGGAGGAGCACAGTGGCCGAAGCTCTAGGTAGGCCTATGGAGCCGGTATAACAGAAACCCGGACAGCGGACAAGAGGACTTGCGCTGTTTCTGGGAGCCCAGCATCCAGGGGGGCCGGAATGTTGAAGTACAGAACAGCATTGGCTAGGACAGCCGTGTTCGTGAAAGCCGCCGCCGCCCCGATGCTCCAAGTAATTCCGTTCAGTGAGTACGCCGGGATGATGTCCCCAGAAGTCAGCCGGTAGAGCCGGATGAACTTGGGCATACCGGGGGCCACGATTGGTGTCCCAGGCGTAGGAGTCCAAGTAGTCACTTCATCCATAGTAACGGAGACGCCTGTGGCCGAATCATAGGTAATGCGGAAGAGAACGCCGGTCCCAAGGTCGTTGAGCATAGCGATACCGAACTCACCACCGTCCGGTAGGTCTTCGACCCCAACAGCCTTGAAGTCCACCACGTCATCCGCAGCCGTGTGGTCTGGGATAGCCCTGGACATGAACCCAACCACAGCCGCTGAGTGGCTGTTGATGACCTTGAGCAACCCGTTCTCAGTGGAAGACGGGAATAGCTGTGTGGTAGCCCTCTCTGTAAGGACCGCTCCGGCACCCACAATGGGAACACCACCAACAAATACGTCCACAGTGTCATCGAGGCCTGACGTATCCACCGTTGGAGGGGCGTCTGTGAGGTCAGCATCCGCCGCTACATCCACGGGGTCCGTGGTGGAGTTGTCGGCAATGGTCTGGCAAAGTTTTGAATTCGCTGCCCCCCACATATTCGCCGGGGTCCGGTAGACCTTCCTGCTCGTTGTACCGGTAGGCCCAACGGGAATGGTCAAGGCGACCTGCGAAGCGAGTTCTGTACAAGACACCTTTGACCCATCCGCGTCCAGAAGCGGGGAAGGTAGACTTTCCCCGGCTGCTGTTACCACCGTGTAGTAATACTCATGGAACCCAATGTCCACCCCGCCAAGGTATATTTTGGTCCCGTCTGGGGTAGACCATCCCCGGTGGGCCAGCAGGTCCTCGTTGTCGAATTCGTCGTCAAGGGAAATGTTAGCTGCTGGGTGGACCAGCGGAGATAGCTTGGAGGTCTGGCTGATGTAAGGGTACTTAGCCACAGCCTCCATAATCATTTCCGAAGACGGGGCTGCGTGGAAGGTCAAGAGGATCTCGGAACCCCCGACATCAACGGAAGCGAAGTAGACATCGGAGCCTCTAAAAATTTCCTTAATCGTAATTGAGTCACTCACGGTCACCTCCTAATAGTCACTCTAGGAATAGGTGTTACAGCCTTATAAACCAGCCGTCTAACTCACAGCATTCCAATACCCTAGTGTTGTGTTCACCATAAGCAATTAGGCAACTTGGCCCACCAGAATTATTGTTAGCGCGAGTCCCATCTGAGTGATAAAAAGTAAGTCTGCCCCGTAGAAATATAATCGCGCCAGCCTTACCCCACACACTCTCAAAAAACACTTTCGTCTCTGTCCTAGCAAATGTTAGTGCTATACCATTACCGTGTTCAGCCAAACGACCCATCCACTCTCTTAGTGCATATCCGTAAGGCGGGTTTAACCATACACGCCCCCACCACGGCGAGCGTAGTCCGTTTTCCTTAATAGTATAGTGTTTCTTCGCCGTATCCCACGGTCTGTCCTCTGCTGCACATGGGTCTAGGTCAAATACCCCTAAAGCTGAGATAATCTCAGGCGGGGTAAGCCACTCGTCCTTACCCATTTTATGGCTTTGGTGAGAACCAATACCACGCTGCACAGCAATTCACTCTTCGCTAACTTCTTGTGACTTTTCGGACAGGGCGTTTGCTGTCTCTATGAGCATTGAAACTTCTGTAAGAATCAAGAGAGCGGAACGCTCACTATCCGTGAAGAGAAAGCTGAACCTGTTCCACGCCACCTCAAATGCCCTCCTGCTTATCTCTTCCACAGAACTATTACCAAAAGACAGTTCGTCCAAAGTGGTCATGAAGAACTCAAGAGCATCGGCAAAGGACAATAGGCGTTCTGTCATAGGAAGCTTTGTTGCGTCCATGCTTACCTGGGAAGGCCCCCAGATAGCGTAGGACTCGGCTTCTGTAAGGTTATCCTCCTCGGTTTCCCTCATCCATGATTTCTCTATATCTTCAAGAGAAGTTATGCTTCTTAGAGACCCCCTAAATCCATCTGAAAGGACCCCAGTTAGGGCTTGCGGGATATCGTGGTAAAGCGCCCTGTCCAGCAGTAGCCCCTTATCAACAGGCATGAACACCCCGTCCAAAGCATTCGCCATTCTGGAGCACAGCATGGCCACACCATAGCAGTGCTCGGCTATGCTCTGAGGTTTGTTCATATGTATTAACGGGAATCTCTGAATGTTTCTAAGGGTCCTGTAATATCCTGAGTGCATTAGTTGCCTCCTACTCTCATAGAACACCGAACCTGCCTTACAATCAACCCCATTACGTCTGCGTTGTCCACAAATAGGTCCCAAGGGTCCCCACCATCTGTAGGTAGTTCAATATACCGGGCGTGGACTCCCCAGGATTTCAGCACAGAGCATACCTGCATCCGCTCTACGATGCTGGTTCCTGGGTCCAGCATCACGATAGCGTCAGACGGGTTGCGCTCGGAGAGCTTGATAGCCTGATCTTCACTCATGGTCTTCCCGAGTATTGCCACGGCTGGGAACCCGGTTGACTCGGAAGCTCCGATGGCAGAGAACATCCCCTCTGTAACGAGTACCGTGTCTCCTTTGGATACGTTGTCCGAGTAGGCCAGAACTTGGCTCTTGCCCAAGCACCCATCACTTTTCTTCGGGTTAATGTATTTGTGCGCTCCAACATCCTCTGGGTGGTCCAATGGTATTCTGGCTTGGTAGTAGACGAGGTTTGAACCTTCGTATACCGGCATAATAATTCTTCCGGCTAATCGGCCCGACGAAGAAACCCCAAACCGGTAAGCCCTAATGATGTCGTCAGTGACCCCTCGGCTGTACAGGTAAGCCTTTGCCTTTCTAGCTAGGTAGAAGTCAGCCCCAAATAGTGGTAACCAATCCTGCTCGATGGGCTTCAGTGCGACAGGTTCTTTCTTTGGTGGAAGTAATTTTGGCAACTTCCCGACGTCCAGCTTTGCCGCTCTAGCGAGAGAGTACACATTGAACGTGGCGTCGCAGTAGACACAGCGCCCACCCCCCTTGTGGATGTTGAAGTGGAGCGTCGGGTTTCCAAGGTGGTCTACGTACCGGCACTTCGGGCATAGGATGTTTGTTTCCCCGGAAGACCGTATGACGGCTTGGCCGCGAGTGAGCCTATTGATGAGCGAGTATGCTATTTGCTGGCGCACTGCTGGGCCTTCAGGATGACCTGGACTGGGCTCACCAAAGCTGCCCCGAGCTTCACGACCTTCTTCTTCATTCTTTCAGTGGTAACATCGTAGTGCGGGTGCTTTGGGCTATCCTGGAACCACTTCCGGCTTAGACCTGCCTTGTCCGCGAAAGAGTGCAGTTCGTCCAAGGTCGCGTCCGATACGACATGCACACCATCCGTAAAGATCATCACAAGTCCTCCACAAAAATACGGGCGATATCGCGGTCAACTCGGCATGGGCACATCTTTGCATCTTCTTCCTCACGCCCACCAGCAACGAACAGTCTTGCTCTCTCCGGGTTACTCTTGCGCTCCTCCATTGTTTGGCAGAAGGCTACGATTAGATCGGCTATAGCCATCTTGCCGATGTCCTCTGCAACGTCTTCCATGGTGATAACTTCTGCGTTAAGTGTGTGCCGCTGGCTCTGCGTGGCCGTCCACGCGGCCATATCAAACTCAGCCGCTATGGACCTGAGCCTAGTGTAGTTGGCTGAAAGTTCGTAGCGCCTGTCGTCGTAGTGCTTTTCTGGCCGGAGCAAATCTGCGTAATCGACCACCAGAACATCAAAGTTTCTCCCTTGGGACCTGTACAGATTTAACATCCCGTAGATGTGGTCTATCCCGATACTACCTGCGGAGAAATACTCCACAACAAGGTCCCCCCGCAATCTCTGTAGTCTGCCGATAACATCCAAGGCTCTTTCGTGGTTCTCTGCTGTGCGTATGGCCCTTTTGGTCAGGGCGGTAATAGCTCTGTCGTACCTAAGCTCAGTCGGCCTTTTCCGAAGCTCAAGCGTAATGTGCAGAACTTTATACCCATTGCACATAGCCCCATAGCCAATGTTCACAAGGGATAGCGTCTTTCCGCGCTTTGGGGGACCCATAATAACTCCAAGCTCCCCACGGGCCACCTGTATATTTCTTCCTAACCCCACGTTGATGTACTCTTCGGTATCCCCTGAAATGTAGTGCAACAGCCTATCCCTAGCTTCCTTGAAAAACGAACTGTCCGTTGTCGGGATTCCAAAGGTCAGTGCCTCGTCCAGCTTTGACCGGACGATCATCGGGTCTTCCATGTCGTTCATTTCCGCAGAAACAATTAACTGTTCCGCAAGCTGGGACAGCCGGACCCTGCGGACGTACTGAACCAGCGTGTTTCGGATGAACGTCTCATTCCCCGGCTTGATTTCCATGACCCTTCTGAGGTTCTCGGTAAGGGCCTTGAGCCGCTTTCCATCCGGGAGTCCTTTGACCACGGCCTCGATGAGCGACCCGTTGGTGGGCACTGTCCTATAGGCCCTGTAGAACTCACGTGCTTCAAGCCAAGCCAGAGCGAGGTACTCTAGCGTAAACGCCTCTTCCTGCACGAACTGCCCGAACTCTCGGTAGCCGTCTTCTGTAATCAGGAAAGCAAAAAGTTCCTCCTGGAACTCCTTGCTAGTGCTGAGTTTGAACGGTTGCATTCAGGCCCCTCGATGCTAGGATACCCATGGCTGCTTTGTCCCCTGCCAGGAACTGCTTCACGACCCCCTCCAATCGGCTCCTGTAGTGCCACTC